TTAGTTGACCCAGCAGCGGCGACAGTAGCAGATGCAATTACGGTTACTGCTACAGGAAATCTTGTAATTGCATCTGCTACTGTCGCCGCTGCTGGGTCAACTAATGCTGACGCTGCTGCAATCGCTGGTGGTTTTACATTGGTTACCGCAGCCGATGCAACTAAAGGCGTAATTCTTGCTGCCCCTGTTGCTGGTACTGTAGTCATCATTAAAAATGGTGATGTAGCAAACGCTGTTTTAAAAGTGTATCCTAATTCGGGCGCTTCTATTAATGCTTTAACTGCAACAACTGGTGCATATAGTATGGCTGCTAAAACCTCTATGGTTCTTGTAGCTTACAGTGCAACACAATGGTATACCGTACCGTTGGTAGCATCTTAATAAAAATAGGGGGCTTGTCCCCCTATCTAAATGGAAAAATAATGCCTATAATTTATTTAAAGCACCCTATTCATGGCACTAAAGTTGCTACAATAGACGCCGAAGCAGATTATGATGAAGCACAAGGTTGGAAACGCTACGATCTGAATACGCAATCAGAAAAAGTAGAAGAAATGGTAGAAGAATTGCTTGCGGCTCCTGTCAATACACTGGATGTAAAAAGACGTCGTAAAACCGCAGAGTAAGGAGTTGTTATGGCCACTACAGCCGCCGATCAGATAAATGGAGCATTACGCTTAATCGGGATGCTCGCCGAGGCTGAAACGCCTTCTGCTGCTACTGCCCAAGATGCCCTTAACGCTTTGAATCAAATGATTGATTCGTGGAATACTGAGCGTTTATCAACTTTTTCTACCCAAGATCAAGTATTTACTTGGCCTGTAAATACAATTCATAGAACATTAGGCCCTACAGGTGATTTTGTAGGTAATCGTCCTATTTTGTTAGATGATTCGACTTATTTTTTAGATCCTTCAAACGGTATTTCGTTTGGTATCAAGATTATTAACCAGCAACAATACGATGGTATTGCGGTTAAAACCGTGACTTCCACTTATCCACAAGTCATGTGGATTAACATGGATTACCCTAATATTGATATGTACGTGTACCCAGTGCCTACAAAAGCGTTACTTTGGCACTTTGTTTCAGTTACAGAGCTAACTAAGCCAGCTAGTCTTTCAACTACTTTGGCGTTTCCACCAGGCTATTTAAGAGCGTTTAAATACAATCTTGCTTGTGAAATCGCCAATGAGTTTGGTGTAGAGCCACCACCTAATGTGGCTCGTATTGCGATGACTTCTAAGCGCAACCTTAAAAGAATCAATAATCCTGACGACATTATGTCTTTGCCTTATAGCATTGTTGGCACACGTCAGCGCTTTAATATATTTGCCGGTAACTACTAATGCAGACGCCGATTTTAGGCCAAGCGTATGTAGCTCGTAGCGTTAATGCTGCGGATAACCGTATGGTCAATATGTTTCCAGAAGCCACACCTGAAGGTGGGCAAACTAGCGGTTTTCTTAACCGTACGCCAGGGCTTCGTCTTTTAGCAACTGTAGGTACTGGCCCAATTCGCGGTCTTTGGACTCACACTACTAATGGCGAAGATGCTTATGTAGCGTCTGGCACAGAATTCTATAAAATTTATCCTGATTATAGTTATGTTAAGTTGGGCGATATCTCAGGTACAAGCCCAGTATCTATTGCCGATAATGGCGTTCAAATAGCGATTGCGTGTAACCCTGATTTGTTTATTTATGATGAGCCAGCTAATACTTTTGTACAAGCCACAACACCAGCTGGCGCTAAAACCATATCCTATATTGATGGATATTTTGTTTATAATCAACCAGATTCGCAAATTCTTTGGGTTACAAACATTTTTGATGGCACGATTACTGATCCATTAGCTTTTGCAGCGGCAGAAAGTTCACCTGATAAAGTGATTGCCGTAATAACCAATAACCGTGAAGTGTGGGTATTTGGCGAAGGTACTACTGAGGTTTGGTATGACGCAGCAACTATTCCCTTTCCTTTAGCGCCCATTCAAGGAGCTTACAATGAAATTGGATGTGTGGCTGCCTTTTCTATTGCTAAACTTGATAATAGTATTTTTTGGCTTGGCACTGACCCACGCGGTTATGGCATTGTTTATCGTAACCAAGGCTATACTGGCAAACGTGTGTCAACTCATGCTATTGAATTTGCTATTCAACAATACGGCGATGTAACTAATGCAGTTGCGTATACATACCAACAAGAAGGTCATGCTTTTTATGTTTTAGTATTTCCTACTGTTGGAAAAACATGGGTATATGACGTATCTACAGGTGCTTGGCATGAACGTGCGGGTTGGCTAAACGGCGAATTTACGCGCTACCGTGGTAATTGCCAAATGAGTTTTAATAACTTAACAATTGTTGGTGATTACGAAAACGGCAATTTATACGCTTTAGACTTAGATGTGTATGTAGATAATGACGCGCCTCAAAAATGGCTTAGGTCTTGGCGCCCATTACCTACTAACCAAAATAACCTTAACCGCACAGCACAGCACAGCCTTCAGCTTAATTGCGAAACAGGCGTCGGCGTAAGCGGTTTGACTAATGTAATTATTCCAGAAAACCCAACGGAGATAATTATTGCTGCGGGCGAAACGCTTGAAATAGCACCTACCGAAAGTTTAATTATTAATGTAGAAGGCATCGGCGGCGAAACGCTAGGTGCAGACCCCCAAGTAATGCTTCGTTGGTCAGACGACGGTGGGCATACGTGGTCAAACGAACATTGGGTTTCTATGGGCAAACTTGGTCAATATGGATATCGTGCTATTTGGCGCCGTCTAGGAATGACTACAAAGCTTCGTGACCGCATTTATGAAGTGTCAGGTACAGACCCCGTTAAAATAAGCATTGTTGGCGCTGAACTGCATTTAAGCGGCACCAATAGCTAATGGCTAATATAACTTTACTGCCTTCGGCCAAAGTTCCCCTCATTTATGAGGGCGAACTTACAATGACAACGGAGTGGTATAGATTTTTTTGGAATATTTATGGTTTTACAGGTACTGGAGTTGTTCCTGTAGATAAAGGCGGTACAGGTTTAGATACTATTGGCGATCATCAAATAATCATTGGTAACGCTAATAATGTGTTTGAACCCGCTTCTTTAGTTGGTTCAGGCATATCTATCACTTATGGCACTGGCACCGTTACTTTTGCAATTGGTTCTTCAGGCGTAACCCCTGGCACTTATGGCACTGCGTCAAGCGTAGGTCAATTCACTATTAATCAGTACGGCGCGGTTACTTTTGCTCAAAATGTATCTATATCCATATCAGCAAGTCAAATTACTAGCGGTACGCTTGCTACGGCTAGAGGTGGTACAGGTCTATCAACTTTTGGCGCTAATCAAATTTTTTATGCGTCATCTACTAGCACAATGGCCCAATCAAGCAAATTGCTATTTGACGGCAATATATTGACTTCTACAGGCGGTATTGGTGGGGGTAACTTTTAAATGACAAGTATAGTGAAACATAATAGAATCAGTCTAAATTTAGGACTTCTTTAAATGGCCCAAACAAACTTTACGCCTATCCTGTTATACGCAAGTAGTACACCTACTAACGTACCGCTTGCTGTTAATTTAACTAATAGCGCTACTGGGTCAGAAATTGCTATTAACATAGCAGATAAAAATCTGTTTTTTAAAGATAGCGGCGGCGTTGTAAATACTATACCTATTCGTCAATCAGGTACTAGTTCTAATGGTTGGCTATCTGCAACCGATTGGAATACATTTAATGGCAAAGCACCTGCTACTAGCGGTACTTCTATTTTGTATGGTAATGGTTCAGGTGGTTTTAGTAACGTCACCATTGGTTCAGGCATTACTTTTGCAGGTGGTACGTTATCAGCTACAGGTTCAGGCGGTACAGTCACAAGCGTTACTGGTACAAGTCCTGTTGTATCGTCAGGCGGTACAACGCCAGCTATTAGTTTAGCTACAGCTTATGGCGATACGCTTAATCCTTATGCTTCTAAAACGGCTAACTATGTACTAGCTGCACCTAATGGTTCTGCTGGCGTTCCCACATTTAGAGCTTTAGTAGCGGCTGATC